CAATGCGGCAACATACTCTCTCAAAGCCGGACCTGCCGCCCGAGCCAAGCGGCCAATACCTTTGTCTACTTGTTTCGACAGATCACTTTCGATCACACGGCGGACCGGATCAGAAGAAGGTTTCTCTGCGAACGCGGCCAGCTGCGCCAATTGATCGCGCGGTATTTCAAGTATATCCATTTTCGACATGGAAGGGAATTTGTCGAGAACTCTGTTTCGCGTGATGCGTAATATCTCTGCTTGTATCTGCCCTCGACGTCTCTCCCGTGCGAATTCAGGGGATACGCCTATCAAATATTCATGGACAAAATCTCTTAATTTGTCGATAGTCCCCCGTGGTACATGCGCAAAAAACCTTGATTTTTTTTGTACTTTAGGAGCGGGTAGTTTGGTTTCAGACCGCTGCATTTCTGCCGGAGCGGCTTTCTTCTTGGCGCCCTTTTTCGCTCCCGGCTTGAATCCCTTCGGCGCATACTGTTTCTTTCCGCTCTTGCTTATTGTGAAGTATCCCTGTGTGCCGTCCCGGCGCTTGTATGGTGTCCAGTCTGCGAAGATTTCAGTACGGCTCTTGAATTTACGCGCCATGATTATCTCCTCTTCCTTCCCGGCCTCATCGGTTCGATATACCGCGGAGCCTTGCTCTCCAATGCACCAAGACGCACAAAGATACAAATAAGTATGATGGTCTGGACGATCATCACGAGCAGGAAAATATCAAGAACTCCTGATTTGAATATCATTTCTTATTGTCCTTTTTCAGGATAACTTTCTCTTTCTTTTTCAGTTCATCCGGCTTTGTCCTCGTGCGGAACCAGCGGCCATCCTCCATGCGGTATTTCCACTTCGGACCAGACGGTCCCAGGTATTCTACCCAATTCTTTTTCATCTCACTCCTCCGTATATCTGCGCGCCTGTATTCCCGGCAAATCCGGGATCCGGATCAACGTTTGGTATTCGCGGCTCTCGATCAAACATGCCACGTCTTTCGGCCTCTGCCCTGCTGATCGACCGCACCTGGCATCGACAGTTATAACCATTAGGCGGCCACCATCGTTTCCACACATCGTGGAATCTGTCCGCCCAAACTCCATCCATTGCTGCGTGAGTCGGTCTCGATCGCGCGTCCTCTGGGTTGAAGTATTCGAAGAACGGAAACTCCTCCGCCATCAGAGGGTTGTCCATTTCGCGCCACAACCCCGCGTTGTACGCCGTGTTGACATTGGTGCGATAGACCGTCTCCAAATGTGCAGGCGTCAACGTCTTGGCGGCCATCTCTCGCAACATGTCGTTCACTTGTTTGGCAAATTCTCGTTGTGTTATCCCCTCTTTCAGGATGTTCTCTACATGGCCCTTGATCTGCTCGACAAGATTCTGTCGAAATACTCTTGCGACAGACCATGCTCGTTGTTCGTACAGGTCTGCGGTGAGATTGATCGATGGGTCTGTCTTGAGAACCGGGTTCCTATCCGTCCAATATTTAATCGCCTCATCTGGTGTAACCTCGGGTAACGATACGCCTGCATTAGAAGCAAACTCCTCAAGCTCACCCTCTGTCGGTAAAGCAACCCCAACGCGCTTTGCGTCTGACAAGAGCCGCGCTCGCCCCGCAAGGTCTGCCCAAACCATTGTTGTTTGAAGCGAGTGCGTGAACGGGAACATTTCCTCATCAGTCCAGTAATCCTCTATGTGTGAAAACGGTTTTTTTTTTTGACCAATCGACCCAAAACTTTAGATAGCTCGGCCTGTCCTATTTTGAGTGCGGCATCGAAAATACGATCCGACTCACTAACCTTGCGCTCTCCGTCCGACGTATCAACAAACTCTTCGGGTCCCTCACTGTAATCCGTTCCCTGCGGGAACCTGCTTGCGTCATCAAGCCCTTGTGTGCCGCCTTGCGGAGTCGGCAGTCCAGGTTGCTGCATTTGCGGGCCACCGAAGGAATCGTCCGGGTCTTCCGGGTCAGCCCACTTGATGCCGTACTTCTCTCCGAACCACCTCTTGCTGATAGGTTTTAGTTGCGCGATTTGCAATTCGCGTTGAAAGACGGCACCCTTATCCTCGGGGTGCCGAGGATTAGATTTTAATTTCGGAACGACAAAATCAGGGTGGTCTACTTTATCTCCGAGATAATTCATTCGCAACATCGGTTTAACGAGTTGTTGCGTCATGCACTCATCGATCATACCAGCATCACGAATGAGTTTATCCGAGAACGGGTCGAGCTGCACAGAAGCCATTGCCCGACTGGCATTACCCTCCGGGACGTTTATTGATAGCGGAGCACCGAGCAGTATTTTTGCTACCGCATCGTCAATATATTTGATAAAACTTTGCATGACCTCATAGGATTGCCCGCCGATCTCCTCAAATTTAATGTCAAGATTCGCGGGTTTAGCGAGAGCACCCGACGCAGAAAAATAGGTGAGCATTTTGATAGCGTTCTGAATGTCCGTCTCGTTTGCGCCGTCATGAATATCTATTATCGGAACGAGACCGGATCGCTCAAGAATAGTCATCAATCTTCGCAACGCCGCATTCACCCAGAAGAAAGGCCAGTACAAGGTATCAGCTTCTCCACGGCCCCAACGAGAATTATAAAGCATCAGCGATGATGTACTATCCTGAACTCCGTAGGTGCAAACGACAAAGTGGTCTTCGGCAATAACCGTACCGGATTCCGGGGTGGTGTACATCTCACCCTTGAGGACAAGCTCGCCTTGCTTGTTGAAATCAAAGAGCGCCTTCTGTCGATATTCGATAGCTCTTGGAACGATGTAACCGGATGGCGGTATCTCCATCTTACGCGACACTTCGCCGTTAAGAGGATTTGTCGTCTTGATTTCAGTCCACGGCCAAATAATCTCTCCGAACGATACACCCTGAAATACAGCTTCAAGAATGTTTTTCCGTACTTGAACAAAATTCGGTATCTGCTTTATGAGTTCTTCGACGGCACGGGCGTATGGCTCATCCTCTTTGCTCTGGGCTACGATTGTCCAATCGGCCCCGGCCACAGGGTCCATACGGCGATCTAATGCCGCTGCAATCATGTGATACTTTCGCATTTTCTTGTATGCGTTAGCATCTTTCTCCAGAGCAAAAGCCGGGTCGGTAGGGTCTCGGTCCCAATTATCGAAGATGTGTTTTCGGGATTTTACAATATCTCTGTACTCTGCCTTAAGGTGTTGAAACATCCGAGTCGATGCGTCGGTTGGAGTCATTGCCGCTGAAGGATCGAACTGTTCTGTTGTGATCGCCATTACTGGAAGAATCCTCCTCCGTGTTGGAATACAGGAGAATCAGGCATTAACATAGAAACACGAGCGACCCCAGACCGCGCTTGCCATAACGCGAGAGCACGAGCTATCACGCAATCGTCGTGCATCCCCTCGGGATGTCCATAGCTGATATTGCCTGTGCGTCCTTGAATCATTTCGAATGCTTTCATTTCGTTGTTTGCAAGCTCGTCCTTGAGTATGGCGACTTCTTTGCGATCAAACCTGATAATGAGATTCTCACACAGGTCCCGTTTTGATTGCGGGGTGAAGACGTATGGCTCACATTGCACTCCTGCCGACTGGAGTTGCGGTATAACGACATCGCCAATGCCGGTCGAATCGACAAGAGCTTTTGCTCGCCATTTCTTGCAGACATGCGCGACTCCTTGAATTAAGACATCCCAACCGATGTGATTGCGACGGTAAATCTCGACCTCGACGGGTACTCCTGTTGTAATATCAAAGACGGTGACAACCGTCCAATCCTGCTTACGACCGAGATCGACACCAGCAACATACGTACGGTTCGACTGCGGAACCTTGCCGGTCTCCGCCGTTGCACACTCATCCACATTGCGAATCGCTGCAAGCTCATCCTCAAGGAATTCAGCGAGTATCTCTTGTCGATAGAGCACCTCCGTCAAATCTTTGCTGATTTTGTCGAGTTCGATTGGTGACAGATATGGGTTCGCGTGACTCGGGTAGTGGAACGAGGCGTATTCTGGATGATCTTCCGACTGCCCTTTGATGAACATCTTCCATAACCAATTGCGTCCTTTGGGTGTAGTTTGAAACGTCGCCCCTCCCTGCTTGTCCATGAGCGACGGTCTTAACACCTCTGTCCACGCAGCCTCTCGACATTGAGCCGCCTCGTCTACGAAGATGTGCTTCGGCCCTTCTCCGCGGATCAAATGATACTTTTCGAGGGATAGCCAATCTATGTGTGCGCCGCTGATAAGCCTCATGCGGTGATCTGATTCGTTCTTGTACTCGATGAAGTCTTTGAATGTGGCGCAGAATTCCTCCCACTTCGGCAAAATCCCGATCCGGTATGTCGGGGCAGTCCACCAGTATAGGGCTGGCACTTCCATTGCCTTTTTGAATAGCGAGTTCAATCCGTGACACGTCTTGCCTCCACGCCTCCCGGCTACTACGACTTTGAATCTTGCTTTGCTCCGTTCGATGGCCTGCTGCTGCGCATGGGGGTAGAAGTCAACCTTGACTTTGATTTTTTGCTTTCGTTTTTTGGAGGCTTGAGCAGTCGATTTCCCCATGTGACCTCAAATTCTTTTTTCTCCTCGATCTTTACATTCTGCTCAATTGTCTGTCTGTGCTGCCAATGATCTTTATTGCGGTTGCAAAGAAAAAAGAAAATAGAAGCTTCTTTACCCCTCGCGCAATTCTTTAGGAGATAACCCTCGACTTTTTTTAGTACCGAAAGTTCCGCTTCCTCTACTTCCCTCACAAATATTTCATCTTTTTTTAATGCTGAGTAAAATGTTGTGCGATCTATCCCTACTGACCCGCACGCTGCTGTTCTCGTCGCTCCCGCTCTAAGTGCGACTAACAATCTTTTTTTTCTTTTGACGTCGAATTTGTAGGGTTTAGCCACTCTGATTCCTCTACGGCAGTTTGAGTTTCGTCAGCGATATATTGATATTCGCTTTCAATCCATCGTCCACAGCTTCAGTTTCGACGAGATATTCTGTGGCATTTGCAAGCCCACGCCATATTCCATTCCCGCCTTTTCCGCCGACTGAACCGATCTGGGGGTGGTCTCCAGACGCGCCAAAGTGGCCGTGCCAATTCATTCCAGAGCCAACTGTGATTCCAGACGCTTCAACCCCTTCTCGCAGAATTGTGGATACCGTTCGGAGTGATGCGCCATCGTGGATATTGTTCAATGCCGCAGTTGTTCCACTTCCACCCGGATAGGACGGGGTTCGCGTTACCGTTACGCCTGTGAATGTGTTTGCATGGACTTCTATCTTGGCAAAATATCGGTGGGTTGCATCGTCAGGGATTCTGATGAGGTAGTAGAATTTGTCCCCGGCAGATGCAAGTGCGTGATCATCTTGGTGGGTATCAATCCACCCGATGAATCCGAGGTACTCTTCGAAGCTCATCCCCAGCACGTTCATCGGGGCTACGTCAGAATCGTGGTATCCCATTCCCATTTGCTTAACCCCCGACAAGAGAATTTCACTGTTTCATACCGGAAGTATACAGGATGTAAAAAATTTGTCAAGCAAGAAAATAAAGAAAGTGCCTATATTTATTTATGGGGCTGACGTGATAATCGCTACTCCTTTCGTTAGAATAATTCTCGTGGATTATCTGAATGTCAGCTCCGTCTCGGCTTTGACTTCGTCGATTATTTTCAGCGCGCTCTCTCGAAGTGTGGTAGGACTGATGGAGGCCAGGTTGTATATTCTGCCGCGAACCGTATTCAATGCACAGAGAATATTGACTGTGTTAGATCCCGTCCCCGACTCCACCCCGACCTGCTCGATGAACTGCTCTCGGGACTGCCCTTTGAAGCGCGGGAATCCCTGCCGGTCCATCGCGTCCGTTAATTTGTCGCACTCCGCTTCCGATTTCTCAAGCTGGAATTCGACCCGGCGGATTTCTTCGCAATAGTTCGCTCGCATATCCCGAATCATCTGCCCGACCTCTTCCTGAAATACGTTTTCCATCATGATGCCTCCTCCTATTCCCACGGCCAGATCGTGACCACAACCCGATGTCGCGCCTTGTCTGGCTCGTGTATCTTGGTGTGTGAGTCATTGTAGACCCATTTATCCGGCTGGTATACTCCGGGCATGAGTTCATCGAACAGTGCGTCGATTATGAGCTTCGGGCATGATTCAAGATCCGCCGCCTCCACCTCACATTTTGCCTTTTCGGTGATCGTATCCCATTTCCAGTAGACCAGCATTTTGTATTGATACTTCCGTTCTGGCAACCGGCGACTCCCGACGTGCGACCGCACGAATTTCTTGTAATTGCGGCCCTTTGTCGACAGCCGTCTCCCCCCGCTTTTGAGGTTTTCGTAGGCTGTGTTCGAGCTTGGCGGCTTGCCGGGGATGGTGAACCTGAAGGGATCTCCTGACATCATCTGGTCCAATTTTGATTGATCGGCATGTACGATGTAGGCGAGGTCTAAAATATCTGTACAGCTCCGAATGTTACCATTGGGATACAGGACTTCCCATTCAAACTCGTTTCTCCGTGTGAATACTCCGTTATGCTGTTTGACCCATTCGCTCAAAGATTTCTCCTTTTCGCCGTCGCGTTAGTGGTCCTTAAAAGTCAATCCCGCCGCCGAGTTCCCTCACTCGATCTGGCCCGAACGTCACGAATTCACCGGCAAAGTGCAGGTAAATCGTCCCTGTTTCCCCGTGCCTGTTCTTGGCAACAATCAGTTCTGTCTCCCCGTTATTCTCGCCGTCTGCGAATCCAGGTCGATGGAGTAGCATCACCACGTCGGCGTCCTGTTCTATCGCTCCTGATTCCCGTAGGTCGGATAATCTCGGGCGTTTATGGTCCCGCTTCTCGACATCTCGGTTCAGTTGCGCATTGACGATCACGGGAATGTCAAGCGTCTTCGCCACGATCTTTAGCATCCGGCTGTTGTTGCTTACCCGCTCTTCTCGTGAGACCCGCATATCGTCCGATTGCATGAGCTGGAGATAGTCGATGAATATGGCGTCCAGGCCTCCTAATTCCTGAATGATCCGCCGACATTTGGATAGCACATGCTTGACCGTAATGTCCGAGGAATCGTCGAGAAGGCACCGGAATTCATTTATATCCGCGGAAGCATCTATTGCCTTCAGCGTGAGCGCCTCCGAGTGAATTCCGCTCGATACGACCTTCGTATTGATCTTTGCTATGCTGGCAATCATCTTTTCAAGCACGTCCCTGATCGACATCTCTATCGAGAAGAACGCCACGATTTTACCGTCTCGGCAGAAGTCCTCCGCGAGATTCATTGCGAGGGATGATTTCCCGACACTCGGTCTTGCGGCGAGGATGTAGAGTTGCGATTTCTGGAAGCCTCCTGTCATGGCATTGAAGGCCGGGAATCGTGTTTGCAATCCGTGTCCCTGCTTTTTCTCGCCTTTGGATATTATCTCGCCAAGGATTTGTGATATTGATTTCTCTTGTTTCTTGAATATCTCTCCGGACAGGTCGAAGACAACCCGCTCGACGTCGTCTATGAATTCTCGCAGATCGCCTGTGTGGGTTCGGATTTCTTCCGTGGACTTGGAGAGCTTCCAGAGTATCTCGCGCCTGATGTACGACTCTCTGATATTGCTCGCATGGTATTGCAGTTGCGATTCGGTGGTAATCCATATGTTATCCTGGACGATGCGCTGTAGGCCCTGATAGCCGTCCACCTTGTCGATGGTCTTGTGCTCCTTCATGTAGTCGCCGATCATCACCACGTCGTATTGAGGCTCTACCGCCTCCACCTCTTCGATAGCTTTCCAGATGTGGCGATTGGCAATACTGAAGAAATACTTGGCCTCGATGATGCCCTGCGCGACGATATACGCCGTGGAATCATAGAGCAGTGTTGCTATCAGGATGTTCTCGTTTTCTATCGATGTTGGGATGCTGTGTTCCATTTGTGCTCCTTTCGAGAAACTCTTCTTTGAGGATTCTGACCCGCTCGATTTCGTCTGGTGACGGCTCGCTCATTTCCGGGGGGCGCTGCTGCCCCAAAGCAGAGCGTTCCCCTATTTCTTCTTTCTTAATTCTTCTTCTATTATAGGCGGCCATTTTTGTCCACGGTTTTTGGCCATTTTTGTCCACGGTTTTCCCGTTATTTACGCTACCGTGGCCATTTTTGTCCACGGCTCTATGTAAGTCCTTTGGTATGTATATACTTATGGCTCCGTTTAGGCGCTCGATGGTGATATAATCCTTCTTTTCTAATTCTGCGAGATTCCTTCTGATTGTCCTTGCGGACGTGCCTCTTTTTTCTGCCAATACCTTAAGCGATGGCCAGCAATATTCGGACGAAATGCAGAACGATCTGATAACGAGAAGTGTCCTGAATGCTCCGTCAGACAGCTCGCACTCGACCTCCTTGAGCGGCACGATCTGATATGGTGATTTTTTATTTTGCTTTGGCTGATACGACATACGTATTGACCTCGCCAATAACCCTTAAAATATGGACGTGCCCTTTGGCGGCAAGACCGGCAATGTCTCCTCCTGAATGCCTCATTTCAGCAATTCTCATTTGCCCTCCACCTCCCCCTTGATCTTGTCAAGCAGTGCGCTTTCGTCCGCGCACTTATCGCACACAACCTTGCGATTTACCCATCTGGGGTTGTCGTTGCAATCACACTGGTCTACCATGCCCTCCAGTGCCTCCACAAGCTCATCGTGGAAGTTGTAACGGGAATAGGCGCTATCCCCTTCTGGGGAGAGTTCTAATGTCCTGCCCGTCGCTTCATCCATTTCATCTACCTTTCAGCCCACGAAAAAACCCTTCAAGCGGCACCACGCCAATGGCAGAGACTCGAAGGGTTTTGATCGCGGGTATTATCCAGCGATAGGTTTTAATTGTCTTGGCGTTTACCATTATCTCTGCCTTTTCCGTCCCTCATCATACCGCATCGATTTCACCTGTCAACACTTATTTTATTTTTTATCCGCGGTTCATTGCGTATTCAATCGCGTGCTCGCTTATCGGCGTCTTGAGCACAGTTACCTCTACATCTGTCATGCCACCATCCTTGTCGGTGAATTGCGCCCTATAGGCCACGGCCAGAGCCGCGATACCGGGCGACATAACGATTTCCCGGTGCGATATATAGTCGTGGAATGTCAGGCAGTTACCGGTCAACGGATTACTCCTCCCGCTTCGCATCGTAATAGTTCTTGATTTCCAACTCGACCTTGCGGAGATCAGCCGGGTGGAGGATTTTCACGAGCTGGACGATAGACTCAATTTCGGGATGCTCGTCGAGGACAAAGCCAGTCGTGTCGATCACCGATTGGATAGCGAAAGATTCGACGGGGTAGACTTCCGAAAGATTGTCGAGAATCCACGTGCGCAGCTTCTCCACCGCATCGACCGAGGTCTCGAGTTTGCCTATCAAGTCCTGCGCGTTTTCGAGTGTGAGCTTTGCCTCATCATCGACGATATATGTCGCCTTGAGGCGTTCCTTCCATTTCACCTCGTCGGGCTGGAGTTTGTTTTTCAGCGACTTGATTTCCCCGAGTTTCGCGGGAGTGATTTCCGGCGCGAGTTTGATGGTCGGCTTTGGCTTGGCCTTGGGTTTCGCCTTTGCCTTTGGCGGCGTTTCTTTTTTCTTAGCTGGCGCAGGCGGCAGATTCAATCCAGAAGAGTTCTCCGCTTCTATTGCTTCCGCTTGCATGGCATCAAGTTCGTCAATCTCCTCTGGCGTAAAGGCAGACCCCAATCCCCCAAGAAGATCGCCTCCGATAATTTTTGCGGCGCGTGTGTATGCTCTTGAGTACAGCATGATTGCCGGGTCTGATTTCCACGGAGTGTTATCTTTCACAAGCCACTTTGCCTTCGCCATCTCGATAGTGAATATCCCCGCAACCGACTTCCAGCCTTGACGGTGCAAGATCAAATGACAGATTTTCTCATCCCATTCAACGATCTCGGTTTTTACACCGCCGCCTTGCAATTTGTACTCGTAGGCATGGACCCCGACCTGTATATTCCCGGCCCGGACATACCCTTTTTTATCCTTGTATGCGGGCATGATGTGCATCTCTCTCATGTGGATCGTCGGCAATCCCAACTCGTAACCGAGGGCGATCTTGAGGAAGGTTTGCGCCTTCGTTCTTTCGACTGGATCAACGGGTTTTTCCGAGTAAACAATCCCGCTCTTGATGAAGTTATCGGCGGCAAGCTCCATCCTCTGCCATGCGGTCTGGTCCACGTCCACCATGCTTTTGCTTGTGATATGTTCGACCTGGCTTTCGAGGAGCAACTCTTGTAGGTTCTCCGCCCTCTTCTGTGCCTGCTCTAACGTTTCCGTTGGGCTGTTATTCAGTTGCGTTTCCATGTTGATTCTCCTTATTATTTGTTGCGTTTAAGTGATTTTACCCTTCCGTTTTAGAGACGATGCTTCTCGCCAATTCCATTCTCCCATTATGTCTTTGTCTCGCAGCCTCCCGAGCCGCGAGCTTTTCTTTTTCCGCGGCCTTCTTCGCGGCCGTTGCCTCTCGTTCTAACTCGTTTATTATTCGTGGAATATCCTCCTGCCACGGACCGTCAGCTATCCAGTCGCCGTCGGCATAAACGCGGATGTACCCCTCGGGGACTTCCGGTCCGCTCCAGTCGCCGTCGGCATAAACGCGGATGTACCCCTCGGGGACTTTCGGTCCGCTGTGGGCAGGCGCATGATCTGGAATTACATAAACAGAGCAGTATTCATTCCTGTTCCAACTGTTCACAAGAAGGTATTTCCCGGAGCGAATCGTCAGGAAATGGTTTCTGAAACCGTCGCGCCATCGGCATTTGCTTTTTAGATAGTAGGATGCTTGAGCTGTTATCTCGCAAAACCTACTCCTGGACAACTCCATATTAATCTCCTTTCATTTCAGGTTTAGTGTCAAAGTCCGGCCCCTTGTAACTTGGTTTCTTGCCGAGATAGCGTTTCTTCTCATATCCGGTCGGCCATGTATCTATCCGGATACATTCTGCGAGTCTCTCCATCGCCTCCTCGTTTTCGTATCGCTTCTCTTCAAGATCGACGATCCCGATTTCCCACACGCCTACGCGGTATGGCGGCTTGACTTCCACCGCGATGAGGAGCACGGTCTCGATCTCAAGCCCAGGGAGGCATACCCCGATCACCGCCTTGTGAAATGCGAGTTGCGATTTATAATCGTAGGAGTATAGCGCGTCGTACTCGAATTTGTCAAGGTCCGCGCATTTTTTCAGGTCGCAGAGGAACGGTCCGAGCAGGATGTCTGGCCTCGCCTGGCACTCGATCCCGCAATACTCCCCGCGCGCGGTCGCCTCGGTGACGATAGATTCATGCGCGAATACCTCGCCGGCCAAGCCGTGGGCACGCAGGCTGGCCTCCATTCCGCGGATCGCCACACCCTCTTTCGAGTTCATGATGAGCAGCCCCGCGTGCTCCTTTTTCCAAGCCAGTCCGGCTTTTTCCGATAGCTTCATGCCCTCGGGAGCGATTGCATATTTCGATTTGAACTCGCCCTCGCCGTCGAGCATCAGGCAATGGATCGCGGTTCCGAGTTCCATCGGGCGAGTGGTAGTGCGCTCGGCCTTCCCGGTCTTGATGTCGTGATATGCTGACGGGTTGTGGCGGAAGGTCTTGAGGTGCGAGGACGTGAGTACGCACTTGCGCTTCTCGTTGTAGGTGTCGAGATGTTCGGTGATTAGTCCAATGTCTTCGGGTTGCATGATTTAGCTCCTTTCGATTTGTTGAACGTCAATATTCCACCCCTCTTTTTTTATCGAATGTGATATCGCAATTCATAGAGAACCTGCATTTAAGCGACTTCTCGATGGCGTCGGCGTAAGCAGTTGCGATGCTTCGTTGTCTGGATGGCTTTTTTAGTTCCTTTAGAACAGCAGCTTTCACCTTCTCCGCGTTCTGATCGAGCCATTCCTTTAACGCGCTTGTTGCAGCCTCGCGGATAGACTTTCCGGCCATGATTTCGAGAAAGTCAAACTGGTTGTCGTAACTGCTCGGAGTTTTCAAGCCGTCTTTGTTGACTTTCACGGCCAGTGCCATAGATACGGCCTTGCCGATTAGCTCGTCGGCATTCCCAAGTTGCGACACAATCGCAGCTTGAATTCTTCTGTCCAGCGCCTCTCGAACTAACTCCTTCGATACTTCCATTGATACCATTGCGTTGCCGGACATGTCGTACTCCTTTCAGAAAAGAAAATCGTCGTCAACTTTGAGTTTTTCGAATGGACATTCCTTGCAACCGCCTTCTTTCTCTGCAAGGCAATCACCCTCTCGATTCACGATACAGTTCCCGGTGTGTGACCGGTGTGTGATTGGTGGCAAGGCGGTGTCTGGTTTGGCCTCGCGAATCTCGCCCTCCTCGATAATCACCGAGCATTCATCGCCGTCACCGACGCGCTCGATCCAGATCTGTGCGCCGGCTTCCGCCGTCATCTGATGAATCATTTTCAGGGAATCGTCGTCAAGCAGCGAGCCGTCGCGGATGAGCACGACTCGAAGCTCGGGATTGGTCGCAAGAGCCATCGCCACCGATACGCGGAGACGTTCAGCGCCGGACGCCTGATCGAGAGGAAGGTTGTTGAACGTCACGCCTCCGTCGGAGAAACCGAGGCCCTCGACGGGGAATTTCGCGGAGGCTATCATGTCGGATTTCTTCTTGTCGATCTCTGTGAGCTTGGATGTCATTAAGCGGTAATCGTGTTTTAACTTCTGGACTGCCTCCATGTTATCGCTGTAACGATCCCACGCGCGGACGGCCGCGTTCTCATTATCCGCGTTTTCGATCTGCTGTTTGGTCACGCCCTCGTTTTGATCTACGAGGGCATTAACGATCTCGTCGAGGTCTTGCACCCTGTCTTGTGCCTCCTCGCTACCCTGATTGGCCTCTTTGAGCTTCTTTTTCAGTAGATCGATTTGGTCCAAAATGTCTCCGACCGACTTTTCAAATGATGCGAAATCCTCGATAGCGTGAGTTAGATCAGCGCGTTTGAGCGCGTTGCCAGTATTAATCGCCTGTCTCCGCTCAAGTTCTTCCATCAATATCGCCACGCTGACTTTGCCTTGTGGTCTCGGGAAATCCGGCTTCACCGGCTCCAAGATCTCCCGGCCTTTCAGCCTCCGATCCTCGTAAATCGACTCGTAATCCTTGTCGAGTTCTGTCGTATCGACGCCGGTGATCTTCCGCAATAATTCGGCCTGCTTCCGCGGTTCCGCGATAGAGAATGCGAGGGGGTCGGCAGAATGTTTGTTGAAGATTCTGTCGAGGAGTTTCTGTGGCGAGCTGGTCGCGTTTCCGTCAGCGTCGGAAATCCGGAGATAGCTGCCCTTCTCGGTGAACGTCCGCTCGACTTTGTACTCTCCGAGGTCGGCGGTGATCGTCGCCTTCGCTTCTCCTTTGCGAATCGGCTGGTCGGGGATGAGCGATTTACCGCCGAGCAGATACGCGATTGAGTCGATCACGGAAGTTTTTCCCGCGCCGTTCCGGCCTCCGATCACGACCATTGATCCGTCCGGCGTGATGTCGATTGCCACAAGTTTTTTGACGTTCTCCGCCTGTAGTCGAATGATCTTCACGATTAAACTCCTTTTCTTTATACCAGCAAAAACACCCCTGGAAATTGACCACCGCGAAGAGGCACAACCAGAGGTGTTATTGCCGGAGAATATCCAGCGGGACTTGTTTTGTTATTCGCGGTAGCCATTTTACGTTGCCTTTCGGGCCTCGTAATATCAAGATTGGGATTCTGTGTCAATGGAATTCTTGAAATTATAATTCGATCTCGTGCATAGAATACACTGCGTCGATCTCCTCCTGTTTACGCTTCCATACGCGGAATGCCATGTCTCTCTCGTTTTTCAGCCTCATGATTTCAGAGCGGAGACGTTCGAGTTTTGTATTATGATGTTCGCATGTGTCATCCGGCTCGACAACGACGAAATTAAGGCCATGATGGCAGAACCTTCTCGGGTCTTTCGGCCCATAATTCTCGCACGTCGCGCAGCGTTTCTTCGGTTGCTCGCTCATGTTATTTCCCTTCACTAAAAAATAGACTCTTGATTTCGTCGGCGGTCATTTCTGGCTCGCCGTAACAGCAAATGTCAATACCCATCCGTTTCGTTTTCAACGAAACCAGCGTTGTGCATGAAAAGATACGGGTCGAATTCCATAGTTTCCTTTCTAATTGGGTCGTCGGCATCAGACAATAATCGACGACCCTGTGTCAAAAATACCCTTTAACGTTCCATCCTTACCACTCTCCTTCCTTCTCCGATCCAGTAGGCAGTATCTTTCACGATATGGGCTGCCAGAGCATGCTGCCCTACAGGCCATAACTCCTCGATGTAGCGATCGAGGCCTTTATCTTTGATTGCAGCGCGAATCGCCTTGATCTTTTCGGGGCGGAATTTTTTGGGTCGAGCCATGTTACCGCCTCTCTTTCACGACATTATTTATGTGCGGATTGGCGATTGTCTTAAACGCCGCCTTGACCGCCTGCCGGGTTTCCTCGGGGAGCAACTCGACGACATTCACGACGTCCCTTGATATTTCATTGCGTGCTGATTTCAGCTTTTTCCATGCGAGACCCAATGTCCCGAGCACGCCCGCGGCTCCGGTCGCCACCGCTGGAATCCACGGGATGCCCGCGTCTTTAGCGGTATCCCCGATTGTTTTGATCGTCCCTTTAGCCTCTTTAATTCCCTTCTCAAATGCGTCCTGTTGAGCGTCCCTGATCGCCTGCGCGTTTTTCATTTCGAGTTCGCTCGTCTGCGCCAAGTGTTTGATTTTCATAATCTCAATTTGCATTTCGAGCTTTGTCTTCGCCGCGCTGTCTGGCAGTTTCGCCGCCGTGGTTTTGAGGATAGCGATTTGCCCCGGAAGATTCCATTCGATTTTCGGCGGGACGGGATTTGGTATTCCGACGCGGTAGAGGCTCGCTCGAATGGATGAATCGAGTTGTTTCACGCGCGGATCGTCCGGCGATTCGGACTTCAATGAATCGACCGCCTCCTTGCCCCTCCACGTATTTTCCTTCTCCTCCTGCGTGTAGCATCCGGCGAGAGACATAATGGCTATGAGCGTTAAAAGAATCGCTCCTGTGATGTTTCTCATTTGTAACCCCTTTCAATGTTTGGCTTTGTGCTGACAGGACACGCGTCCTATCCTAATTTGGTTCTTTTTAGCAGCGTTTTAGCAGCGTCCGGCACAGACCACGAGCGAGAAATCATCAACGCAGACTTTCGCACAGGCGAATGTCGCGAGGCCGGATTGGGTCGTCGCGCGAACAATGGTCGTGTCACTGGATACGATCCAGCGGTTTTTTATCCCGCGAGCTTTTGCCTCGAGGAGAACCCGGCTGCCGCATTCTCCGCGAGGGAGACCTCCCGGCGACTCGGGGATATTTCCATCACAGACCACGAGCGAGAAATCATCGGAAATGAGGAGATTAATTGCATCATCGCGATTCGATGCAAGGCGGAATTTGTCAGGATCGAGACCGGCTTCTTGGATCTGCACGCGCCACATATTGAGAATATCCGGGTCGTCATCGACGAGGAGAATTTTCCCTGATTTTTTCGCACGGGAGGTATACTCAACCGGGATATTGTGGTGGGCGGCAAAGGCGATTTCCGCTTCAATTCCGAATGATTTCAACCAACCATCGAGCATCAGCACCAAGACCTTGTCGCAGGCGAGGATCATTCTGAAGTCAACCTTTTTCCAGAACTCCCAATCTGTCGGGAGATCGTGTGCGGATGCGATAGCGTGCCCGTGGACGATAGGGGAGAAAACTATTTCCCCGGCTTTCAACATCTTCGCGGTCTGCTTGCACGCGGCCTTGTACCGGGCCAGGCGCACCTCGGGGTCAGGCGAGCTGTAAGGCGATGCCAGATAAATGAGTTCGGCGGTCATGAATATCTCCTGTCATTAAAAAACGACTCTCCCCTGGAGCGCAGGGACCTCGCCAAAGGTGGGAGCGCTCGTCGTCGGGGAGAGCCGAAAATTGTCGGTAATTAGAATCATTTGGCGAAGTCCGTTTCAATTGGTTTTGTACCACCGCACGGATTGTACAGGATCGCGTCGGAAGTTGCAAGCAAGAAATCCCTTTATTTTTTATGTTTCCTATATCGCCTCCGTACCTCGTCACGGAGCGCGTTGTGAGCTATCGATGACATTGTTTCATCGTCCAGCACGGACACCGCCTTCAGGCGATAGCGAAGCTCTTTCGACATGCGGAATCCCCAATATTTCTTGTTATCTTTTTTGCTCATTTGCGTCCCTTTCTCTCTGATATTCCTGTGCCTTTTGCCCGCACGGGATCAACGGTGACTATCACGCGCACGCAGTCGACCTGCGGATGTATGTCGGCGTACTCTCCGTTTTTTCTGTCGTAGCGGTCGGCTATTGTGCTGGCCCTTAGCGGTGACGGTGAAAGTGTTGTCCAGTCAAAGTATAGATTATTTCTTGACTTGGTTAGTGTGTTTCGACGGATGACGACAAAGCGTTTTTCAGTTATGTTCATGGTGTTTTGTCCAGACTCTCCTTAATCTCGTCGAGAAGTGCTTCTACGCCGGATAGCAACCCTGCGTCCTTGCCGCCATGCACGCGCAGATGGCCTCGACATGCTGTTAGGTAGCCGACCATCCGTTCGTGAAAGTTGTAACGGGTGATTATGTCTTGGGCATCCTGCTTATGCACTAATCCCATGTTAACAGTTTTGCCCTTCCATCTCAAGTAATTAAAGAATGCCGAGTTTGGTATCATCTCTAATATTCTCTTTTCTAATGCCTCTCCTTTCGTCAGATTCTTCTTTGCGACCTCATCAATTATGGATGTTGTATCCGCCCCCGCTATTTCCGCGTGCTCGACCGATTCTGTCGCCAATAGTTTTGAGACGGCTATATCGGATTTATATTCTGATAGCCATACGGCGGAATGTGCGGCCTTCCTCGCGGCGAAGGCTGCGGGTCTATCCGGGACCCGCGCCCACGGTATCCCCTCAAACGCGGCCATTGCTGATTGTGTCGTCCGATCCTTTCCCTCTATCCAATCGCTGGCCCAGGCTTGGAAAGGGTCTCCATCGTATACCGATAGCGCACATCGTACAGCTATCTCTACCCTCTGTTCTGGCGTTAGCGATAGTGCGTTGAGCTTGCCGTTAATCATGTTACTCTCCTTTTTCGTGAAACATATCAACCCATGTCTCATGCCCATGCTCTACCGCAACTCGGTCAAGAAACTTCTCTATAATTTCGTTTTCGTCGTGACTAAGTGGCCACGGGTCGGATACCATAAATAGGTCTAAAAGAACACGAACCTCTGACAGTTTAATCTTAAATGTAGTTTCCATTCTAATCTCCTTTATGTTCCTCGAAAGTTACCACCCATGCCCACGCGGAATCAAACGGGTGTTTTTTCCCGTAGCGGGATTGCCAGTAATTCTCCCAATCATCGAACATCTGTACCCACGGATCATCGTCTGTGCTCTTGTTGGGGATGTCGAGTCGGCAGATGCCACCCGTTGACATCTTGCTCACCCTCACGCACTCCACAGCCTTTACGGTGTCGTGGTAGCGGACGGCCCCGGCGGGCATGGTGATATTACGTCGGAGACGAGTTGGAATTGTATCGGCAAGACTCTCAAAATAATATACTCCATCTTCATCGGGTTCAATTCCAGCGGCGGACATATCAGCCGAACACTCCGTCCATCTATCAACATGCCAATCTTCCGTTGCATCAGCAACGCTATCTCGCATTTCGCGATTTCCATCGTCAGCCGGATAACCTATGAGTAGCGGCTCACCGTCATGCCAGCCTATTATCCTCCACGCCTCTTTCATCGGCACAACATCTCCGGGGCGGTAGGGTGACCACTCGATAGTATCATGATGCTCGCCATATTCATCCTCGCAGCCAGCCACCCCGTCAGTATCATACCTTGCCCAATCAAGCGGGACTGGCCTCACCACACATCCAAGCCGTCCTTCTGCTCGTGCGAGTGCCTCACGTTTGTTGAGGTGTATGGGGCGTGGTTTAGACATCATCGCCTCCCTTCACCACCACCGCCTTTTTCTTGATCTTTTTTGCCACTGCGAACAGCGGGACGAGCGCCCGGAGGTGGTTGTATTTCCCCTCGAATACTCTGAAATCTGCAAGAGCATCGACGAGCATCTGCTCCCGTTTGGCCTTGTTGCGAAGGACTTTTACTATCGGGGTGTAGCCTCCGCCGGTCGCAGTTCTGTCGGGCGAGAGGGAGACATACGCCCGGACCGGATTGGACGATTGCGGGATCATCGTGACAGCGACGCTGATGATTTTACGCGCCTGCCATACCCGGTGATCGTGAGCCGCCGTGGCTTCATCCCACTCGAATCTTGAGTGGAGCGAGGTGGATTCATCTCTCGCGTACTCCACAACATCTTCCGCGCGGAGGATGCCGTCGGATGCGTTCTTTCGGACGATCTCAAGTTCCTGTATGATTTCGGTTTTCATTTTGTTCTCCTTGTTAAATGTTGGTTGCCGTTCCTTGCCCTGCCGCGCCGGACCTTGCCCCGCCCCGACTTGACGTGTCGGGCCTTGTCTTACCGTGCCGTGCCTTGCCTGTGTTGTCATGCCATGCCCGTACGGATCGAGCATGGCATGATTGGAACTATTATTTACCGCATACTTTGAACATTCCCCAACCCATTCCGCAGGATTTCTTGCTGTCTGGTCGCCCTTCGCCGATACCGACCTGTAGCCCGACCCGCACCATCAGAGAGGAGACGTCCTGCACCGAGAATTGATCCAGATCGAATCTAATCTTAACCTTGGCCTCCCAACCCGGACCCCACATAGGCCGCGGGCGAATGTCACAGACGCCGGTTTCGAGCCTGACATGATGTTCGGAATATATTGGCTTGCCCTTTGTGATTTTGACGAGGGGAGTAAAGTCGTTCCTGTCAAATCCATCTGGCTCGACGAAAATCGTGAGTTTGGCTCTCGTCATCGCGAATCCGCAAATACGACAGGCGCTGATCGCCGCGTTACGAAACGCCGGAGCCGGGATTCCGTTCCAGCCTTCTTCGCTGATATGTTTTCCCTGTTCCATGAGCGCTTTGAAGTCCTTCGGTTCTCTTTTCCTTCCCTTTTTTGCCTGCGATCCTTTTTCCTGCGTCTCCTTGATCTGGCCCCGCGCCTTTGCCGAGAAGGCGTTCTGGACGTACGGAGTGGTTCCCCGGATTGTAAATTCGACCGTCTTGAAATTCGGCGGTAAAATCTTCACTTCTGTTACCTGTTTTTTGTCTGCTTTTGCCTTTGCCATGATACGCTCCTTAAAGAAATGTTAGTTGCCTTGCCTTGTCTTGCCTTGCCGTGCCTAACCGTTCCACGCCCGGCCTCGCCACGCCTGCGTTGCCTCGCCTCGTCTTGCTTAGCCTGCCAAGCCTATACTCGCCTCGCCATACCCCGCCTGGCCTGGCCTTGCCTTTCCTGCGTTGTCTTGCCGTGACGTGCCGAGCCATGCGTAGCCTCGCCACGCCGTGCCTTGCCTGCGTTGCCACGACTTGCCTGGCCTTGCCACGCCCCGCGATGCCTGCCGTGCCGCATTACTCTAATCTCCTTTTTCTTGGCTTTCGTTTATGGAACTCTCTCTCTTCTCCTTTTTGCTGTTCGTGGTTTCGATTCTGATGCTCCAGAGTCCCCAGGCCATTAGAGCCGCGTGGAGCGCTTCGCCGATTGTCTCGCCGTATTCTGTTGTTTCGTTCCCGGTTGCTATTTCGTGCCAACGCCATTCTCCGCCCTTGGATTCAATAAGCTCAAGTTTTATCTCTGGCGAGTCTGGCGCTTCCTTGATCGTTGCGGTGATTAATCTCATGTCTCTTTCCTTTTTCTGGTCGTGGTTTATATTAGCAGGTTACGTTTTCTCGCGTTGAGTTCAATCCTGATTGCGCGTGCCTTCTGGCCGATGATTCTTTCGTTCCTGCGGTCATCGTTCCATCCGCAATCTCTCGCCTGGATGGTGAGCTTGCCGCATTCGGCGTGGAGTTCTTCGGTCGTCATTTCTTCAATCGTTTTTTCCTGATTGCCGTTTTCGATTTCCTTGATTGCTTTAGCGATTGCTGGCTTCATTTCGCTCGGAAGCATCAGGGCGCCGAGGCTGAAGTATGCGCTGGAATTTTTGCCGGCTCTTTCGAGTAGGGCGATCTGGCCGTCGCGAAGGTTGCTGATTTTCCCCGCGCCAAGTCCGATCCGCGTTTCGATTGTTCTTCCGTTAGTTTCGATCTTCAGATTTTGGCCTTCTATCGTTGCGACTCTATTGCTATCCCGATAAATCTCTCCCATGTTTCTTTCCTTCCCGGTTTGTGTTTTCGTGATCTTCATGGCGAGGTCTCCGTTTGCTTTATCTGCCTATAGTATATCCGATAGATATACATTGTCAAGGTGTAAAATAAAATAAATGTGAAGTTTTCAGGGGAACTACATGGCGGGGATATATATATACATTGTATATAGGCATTTATGGATTGCCGGATATTAATACCGATTTGAATTTATCTTTTGCGAAGAGGTGAACTGGGGCGTAGGGCAACTGTTTCCATTTTGGAAATAGTTCGTCAAGGGGGTGATAAAAAGCTCCCTGCACTGAAAGGAGAAAACAGCACAGGGAGACACGGAGAGAGGTGGAACTTTATTTTAGAATGGCAATTTTTTTGTGAACGTAGGTCCAGTAATTTGG